GCCATGATAGTACCTGTTTTGGGAAATGTTTAAATAGTGGTTCTTTCTTTACCTCAGGATTAACATAGTTTGGGTCCCAGGTTCTCAATACATTTTTCAAGTCTGGATTACCCTTAAGTCTTTGCCAGAATGATGAATACTGCTTTGTTCTTAATACAATCATTTATTCTAATTAGTTTGTCCTTTTGCAAGTAAGTCGACGTAATTATTCCAGTATGAGTCTCGATTAATAGTTCTTTGGTGTGCTTTTACCCATTCAAAACTAATCTTCCCTGTAAGACCTTTTCTTTTTATTACGTCGTCTATCTGTCCTTTTACTTTCTTGATGTATGGCTCCTTGATTCTCCACTTGCCTGTACACCACTCTCTAACACCAATATAATCTGCAAACACTACTACTTTACTTGCATTACTTGGGATATTAAAATTAGAGAGGGCCATAAGTACACCAATCATTTCAGCCGTTGGATTACTACAATTTTTACTGCCATACTCAGCCTGCATGTAGTCTGGGGTTAATTCTTGACTATACTTATCTAGGATTGTCCCATACTTACCTGCACTATCATCTTGCACCATAACACCACCACAACCAAGTCTACCATTATTCTGCTTGTCTAGGTGTGATCCGTCGGTGTAAATATTAATTATCATATATCAAAATTTTTACTTAGTGAACAATACTTGAAAGGTTCTAAGTTAATCTCATACTCCTCTCTCATAAACTTTCTAAATCTTCCTGTCTTCATCTCACAAATACTAGATAAGCAGTCGAGAAATTCAGGACCACTTACCTTACTTATTGATTGTCCCAACCAAGTCTGTAAGTTTGTGTTGAGATAAATAAAAGTATCTAAGTATTTATCCAAGTCCTTAGTAGTTGTGTCATTACTAGCATTATAGAAGATTTCAGCGTGGTTTGAAAAATAGAGCTGCTTAAACATCCCTAACCACTTTGATGAAATAGAGAGATTTGAACCATTATATAAGTAGTGCACCGTAAAACCTGAACTATTGAACCTACCTATTATAAAATTATCAATAGTTATATCTTTCTCTCTAATAGGTGGACACTTATCAGAATACATTAGCTCCATGTATCCCCTGAATATTTCCAAATTTCTCATATCATGCTGTATAAGTGAACAAGTGGCATTCCTTGTAAAATAACTGTACAATTATCTCTGAATACCGTAAACCCGCTCTTATCACACAAGCTCTTATAATCCAGGAGTTCTAGGATTGTATCAATGTCATCCACAATAAAAGTAGTAATGCCAAGTATACATCCATCACTAGACCTATTATAATCGCTTGTATAGGTAACAGAAAATGGGTAGATGTCATATTTTTCCAGGTACTTAATAACCGCCTCCTGAAAATCTGTACTACTTATCATACTACTAACTCTTTTACCGGTTTTTCAAGTAAGCCGCTTCCATTTAAAATCTTAGCGAGGACTGATCGATGGCAGCTATCATAGTCACTTCCATAGCCGAGTAATACAATAGACCTAGCACCTGATAATTCAACTAGTGACTCAAGCTTATCAATTATCCTCTTAAGATCAACCCTCTCTGTTATTTCAATCGCGTATAACTTCTTAAACTCATCAATACTTAATGCCTTATCCCTTTTCTTCCTAAATAGTTCATTACTTGGAGATAATTCCTTCAGGTGTACAGGTGAACCACTATACTGTCCAATTAATTCTGAATTTTCGATATTTCTTACTATAAAGATTGGCAAGATATTATTACTCCTAAATCTCTCAAGTGTCGCAGGAGAAACAAAGGAGGTGTTTATTTTAAGTTCCGATTTCATATTTCTCTAATTGTTTTTAAATTTTTTGTAACTTTTTCTAAATCCATCCGCGCTAGAAAAACCAGAGGACATTGTATTCTTTTTCCTCTGACTACTTCCGCCCTGCATTGCTTTCTGTTGTGTCATCTTCTGTTGGAATTGTGTTGTGCCTCCGAATTTTTGACTAGACGCCGCAAATCCACTAGGTGCAGTACGAAGTCTATTGAGAAGTGATATGTTACTCTCTATCATAGCCTTCATTGTTGCTGAATCTATGTGGTAAGATATATCAGGACAATCTAAGATATTACCAACATTAGACAGGCCACTACTCTCAATGAACTTGTTTAACATACACAAGGCCTCAGTTAGATTACTTGATGCCATTAATGTATCAGTAGTTGGCTCATAGATTTTATACTCATGCCTGGTTGGATCATGATTTATTACTATTTCTATCATAACTTCAAAAATAAAAAGAAATACTGACTATCTTATCAATATTTCTTACTTAACTAATAGACCAAGCACTGCACCTACTAATAAACATACTGCTGACATCCAAGTAGTTCTTCTCCTACCTTCTTTCTTCAGCCTCTTATTATCTGCGGTTAGTTTAGTGGTTTGGTCTATGTAGTATTTCTCTTTCTTTGCTTCTCTTAGGTTATACTGGACAATTAGTGAGTCTTTAATTCCCAATAACACACTATCTCTCTTAACTAATTCCTTATAGTCCTTTACTGCCTGCTTATGATAATCTAAGTCCATTATCATCTTATTTATGGTCCTCAGATTTCCAGGTGTTATTGTGATCAGTGTGTCGTTATTAATTACTACTTTCTCTTGTGCATGTCCAATAATAGGTAGTAGTAGGAAGAAAAGCATGATTACCTTACTCTTCATATTCTTTTATTTTTTTCCTGAGGTAGTTAATATTGCTATCGAGTGGGAGGCTGTCAATCTTATTTAACTCCTCTACCCTTTCTCTCCAGACAGTACTAATTCTCTCTTTTATTACTGTTACTGTGTCTCCTACCTGTTTTTCCTGTGTCTTAAGTTCCCCTATTCTCTTATTTTCCTGTCTTACTAGTTTCTCGGGTACTTTCTGGGGAGCAAGATTAATTGGACCTGGCTGATATATACATTTTCCAACATACATACCAATACCAAATCCAATCAATACTAGTACCACGAGAAGACTAATCCTCTCGTTTTTCTTTTTCACTTATCAATATTCCTACTCTATATTCAAGGTCCCCACGTCTTTCATAATTGAGGTCTAGGTGAAAAATTCTATAATCACATTCACCTAGTCTCTGAATCAAGTGAGAATCCCATTTATTAGATTCATCAAGCTTTCCTATCAAGTCTTTCAATTTCTGTACCTTGACTCCACACTTAACTAATGAATCTAAGTCATTTTGAGGATTTATTTTTTCTTGCATCCTCTCTAATTCACTTACTGCTTCCTCTCTATTCATTAAATCCTCAGGCAGCTCTTTCAATCTATACTGCCTAGGATTAACATCTTCGTGCACAGTGTTAACATAGGTATTTCCAACTTTCTCACTAACTATCTCAACTACCTTAGCACTATATTCTTTCATGTTATCAAAAATATCCTTAATGCTTCTGATAGTCTCTAGTTGTGTTGTAATACCCAAGCTAACAAATACACCTACCGAATTATTAGGCTTGTCAGTACTTTCAACTACATTAAATACTTTGAATATGTAATTATATACTGACTCAACTAATCTATGAATCTTTTGTCTACTTATCATACTTTAATACCTTGGACCCTTATAACTCACATTGAAGTTCTTAACGATCAGGTTCTTAAAATCTACATTATAATTACTACGGCCATAATTGAAACCATAGAGTGCATACTTATTCATTGTCCTCTCTACTTGTTGCCATTCCTCTAAGTAATCCTCAAAGTCTGATATAACAACTAAGATAGAGTCGTCCTTGTAGTGATCTCTGAAGTACTTGATACCTTTTGCCATTCTAGTACCACCACCCATTGAGATATGTGGAATACCTTTTCTTGGGTCAATGTCTCTAAAATGATCCTCTAGCTCTGTACTCCAACTGATAATGTCATAGTGAAGACCTCTACCAATTGACTTCATCTTTCTTGCAATAGTATTCAAGACTCTATCAACCAGTTCAGTATCCATAGAACCACTAACATCGATCAAGTATACAATCTTCGGTTCATCCTTAATTGTAACTCTAGGTAAGATAGCTGGGGCGATAACAGTTCGATTGATGCCTTTGTTATAGTTCCACATCATATCTTTCTTAATCTCCTTCTTAACTACCTTATTCTTATAGTTCCTGAGTACTTGATCTATTGCTTCATCGACTGGATCTGCATTGCTCACCTTTCGCTTTGCACTAGATGTTCCACTACCACTACAACCAGTTCCACCGCCAGCCTTAATTTCGCCAACCTCTCTTTTTCTATCAGCGTCATCTCTAGAGTCTGTACAGTGATCATGATAAGTACCACCTTCTAGTTCAGAAAAGTCAGTATCTCTAGTTCCCTGATTACTACTTTCGGTTTTCTCAGAGTCACCCTTGAAACCACCAGAATTACTAGCATCGTTTCCTTCACCACCTTCTTGACCATTACTTGAACCTTGGCCGTCCTTACCTTGATCTTGCTTCTTACCTTTACCGTCAGACATACCCATCTGTTCCATAAGGTCATCCAGATTATTCATTGCACTATTTTCATCACCAAGCGCATCCTGGACATCATCAGAAGTAACATCACTAGTATCGCCGTTACCACCTCTGCTAATACTGATCATCATCTTAATAAACTGATCAAGATTCTTAACGATCAAAATAAGATACTCAAGATAGTCGGCATTATCTGGGAAAGGTGTACCGTCTGCCATGTGATATCTCTCTGGCAGGATAAACTTAATCTTAGCCTCATTTCCCATTTTCTTGAGACGATCTTCTATCTTCTTCTTGACTTCCTCATCTGTAGTTGTCTTGAGAAGTTCCTTAAGTTTATCGCTAAGTGTATCTGGGAGAATTTTTGATAGCTCAGTCTCCATAACCTCCACATCATCTTTGCTTAGGACCTTAGTATTTACCTCCATGTCCATTGCAATATTGTGAAGACTATGATTAAGTACTGGATCATCAATAACTCTCTCAATCAGTTTATCACCAAAATTGATACCACAGCCTTTATTAACTGTCTCAATCAATTCACCCCTGTAATCTCTGAGCACATTACAAATTCTAGTATCCATTTCTTCATAGATACCGTCAAGATGTGCTAGATAGATGTGTCCGTATTCATGAAGCTTTACACGATAGTCAATATCATTAACTCCAGTACGTGCACAAACAACATTATAGGTAGTGAACTCTTTTTTACCTTCACCATCAAATGACTGATGCCTATATGAATAACCTAGTTCTGGATTCTGAGGATTATAAGGCTTATCAAGTTTCTCCTTAAGTATGTTTCCCCAGTTCCGATTATTATAGGCCCTCTTTACAAGGTTCTCTATAAATTCGAGTTCTTGTCTTGTTTTCATTGCTGATTTCTTGTTAGTTATAATTTGGAACTAATAAGACTTTGAGTGATAATCATAGTACCAACCCAAAGTCCTATCTTAACTTAACTACTCATCAACACAGCTCTTTACCTCTGGGACGATTTCAGCTAATGCCTTATCATCATTGTTCAGGTAAGACTTTCTAACTGTCTTAAGCTTGAAACTGATCTTCCTCAACTCAGACTGTGTATTCTTAATATCAGTCTTAATACTAGAATCGTATGAGAACTTGGTATTACTTACAAGCGCCTTCAATGACACCATAAGAGTTGCAAGATTGTTCCAGTAGTTAATATCACCTGCGAATTTCTCCACAACTACATTAGCTACATTTTCACCACTAGGGTCAATCTTATAACCACTAACAAGCTTCTTACCTGATGTTCTGAAGATTTCACAGAACTGCTGAACAATACCTGGATCCATAGGACGATCAATACCCTTAACATCTGGGTCATCTATCATTTCCCTGATCTTGTTTGAACTTGCATTCATAGCAGCGATATCCAATTTTCCGTCTACTGCACTATTGATAATATCTCTGTAGAATTTCTCATACTCAGGGATCTTATCATTGTTCATCTTCTCAACGTCATTCACAACATCGATCATGGCCCTAACGTAATCATCAACAATGTTAGTCTTGATTACCTCACCATTGCCACTACGCTTGAGACCCATACCAATAAGACCATACATCATGCTCTTATAGTTGTCTGAATTAATACCAGCACTACCAAACGCAATGTAAGTAGCAATGGTAATATCTCTAGCGTAACAAGCAGATCTAGGTGATATGAAGTTAGGAAGGTCATTATCACCATCGATGTCAGAGTAGATTGTCTGCAGCTCCGTCACACCAAGATCAACAGGCCTTTCACCACCTGACATCAATGACTTTGTTACAAACTTAATACTCTTCTCGAAATGCTCACCAATCATAGCAAGCTTCTCTGGACTGAACTTCTTCTCCTGTGAATCAATTTCCTGCATCTGCTTATAGAGGACGTCGAAATAATCAACCCTCTGACCTGATGCAGAACCCTCGAACTTGTTGAAGAATACGTCGAGATCATTAACACCCACCTTGAGATTATATAGCATAAATCTGTTCAACATAGGCGGAAGAATTGTAGCAGTATTACTCAAGTTATTTGCGTAATTACCTGCCGCTACTACCAAAGTATCCTCTGGTAATCTCTCTGAATCAATCTCCCTGTCGAATACAAGACTCAACAAAGCAGACTGTACGTACTCATGACATGTTGTTAACTCATCCAAGAAAAGTAGACTCTTCTTTCCATTTCTTCCATTTTCTAAGATTCTCTTAAACCATGCAGGCTTGAGGTGTCTAGCTGAATCAAACTTCTCTAAGTCTGATGGAGCACAATCATAACCAAGAATAGCCTCAGAGCTCATTCTGTTACCATGCAATGCAACTACCTCATACCCGCGAACTTTTGCAAAAAGCTTAACTGTGGTGGTCTTACCAATTCCTGGATTACTCAACAGAAACAAAGGTACACCACTAAGTTCACTCACTTTCAACGCAGCGAAAATTCGCATGTTAATTGAATCATTAATTTTACTGTTTGCCATTTTTACTATTAAAATTATAATAATTTATCTACAATTATAAGTAATCTAGGTCTTCTTAGGAACATCTCTGTAAGTTTCGAGAAAGAAAAAAGATGGTTAATTAAAGATTTCTCCTTAACTAACCACCCCTCTGCATTATTCATACTCATACCGACCTTTTAGCAGGTTGTATAAGTCCATGTAATCTATGCCGTTTTTCTTAGCAGCGATTATATCCTCTGAACTTAAACCGTACCTACCAGATCTAACACCAACATATAAGACACTATCATGATCGAAACTAGTCATGCTCAGGATGCCAGATATGTTCTGCTCTTTTACGGCATTATCAACTACATGGATAATACTGCAAAGATTACGAGGTATTCTTAAGTAGGCTACAATACACTGAGCAATATACTCTGATGCAACCTTAGCCGATTCTGTGTTTCCAATGCTAGGTACAAGGCCAATAGCAGGAAATAATACATAGATTCGACGAGGATTAAAACTTGCTAACCTCTCCCATACATCAAACTTAGGCTTTAAATCAAATATAGACCTAGGTAAGATGCCAGGTTTTCCATTACTATCATAAGACTCTACCAGACAATCAAGTGCATCTACTATCAAGACACTCTTAACCTTCTCATTTCTGGTATAATCAACTGTTGGCTTCTGTGTTGTACTATTATTACCCCAACTAGTACCAACATTATTCCAACTGCTACCACCACTGCCCCAACTTCCAAATCCTGTACTCTGTTGGGTCTGCTTTTCCCACGGTGCAGCCTCTCCAGCATTATTATTGTTACTACTACTGCCCGTTTTCCAAGGCTGACTACTTCCAAAAGGTGTATCTGCCATTTCTTTTTCTTCTGCTCGTTTTAATTCAATACTTTCAACCCTTGCTAAGTCCTCATTATACTTAGACTGCTCATCAAGTAATTTTTCGATTCTGAGGTCCTCACTTTCATCTTCCTCTTCATCGTCGTAATCCTCAATGTCATCATCATCTAAGTCATCATCGTCCTCCCTCGGATACTCTGAATAGTCGGGAGGTAGATATCCAAGATTCTCCTCTTCCATAAGCATTACTCATCACTCTCATCAACATTCTCAGCCTCTTCTGCCTTCTTGTTCTCCTGCTCGACCCTCTTCTGCTCCTTCATAAGATCCATCAAGAAACAGTCACCATTAGCAACTGTACACTGTGAATGGTCCTTACAGTAGAACTCACAGATACCATCACAAACAGTATCAATAACCGCATCAAGACGAACAAGTGGATTTCTTCTATTCAACTTCAAGTAATAATCCTTAAAGTCTGGCAAGTTCTCCTCAAGTGTTCCCTCAACTGGTACAAGACCACTATAAATCTCTGGATCTGATTGGCCTGTCTTATTCCTCTGCTCACCAAGTGAATTACAAAAATCACAAAAACAAGACTCAGGATCATTAGGCTCAGTTGGATCAGCTAAGGTAGATGCAACTAACTTACCATAAGGACAAGCATACTCACATATAAGCTGATTCGTATTCTCAGTGTCAACAGCCTTCTTGAACTGTAACTTGATTGTTCCATTCTCCGCTGTCTCAAACTTAACGTTAACTACCTTAAGACCTGCAATACTTTTTTCTTCGCTCATAAATTTTACTATTAATTTTCTTATATTATTATTACATAAGTAAGGTTTTTAGAGGACTACAGAATAATGCTAAGATTCTAAAGGTTTATCCAGCTTTTCCAACAGTTTAAAGCCTTCTACTCTTTTACCACCTTTTGATACAGAAGTTCTTTTAAGTTCAAAATAGACGCTTAAGTCACTAGCCTTTGCAGTAGCCTTATAACCAATACTCTTATAAAGATCAGTAAGCGTTGATTTTATACTAGATTTAGAATAAGCTTTACCTACCTCAAAGGTGTTGTAGATTGCACCCCTTAGTTTATCCTCACTGAAAGATAATACACTAAGCTTTTTATCTATCAAGCCTATATCGTAACCTAGTGACTTGCACCCACCTACACCTAAATTATTGATATATTCCTTAAATCTCTTATTAGGTACATTGTCTAAGATATTTCCAAATCCAGAAAGGTTAGAGGATTCACACAGCAATTTTAACTTATTTCTCCTATTATTCCCCAGCTTCTTAAACTCCTTAAAGAATTTCTTCATCTGTAACTTCTCTTCCTCAGTGTAGTCTATTAACTGAATACCTAACTTGTCCCTTATAAATAATTGTAAGTCATCTACGTTATTATCTACAAACAGCTGAACTAATTCCTCTAATGTTCCGGTATACTTGGTTTCTATTAGGCTCCAGTTCTTTGATAGGATTCCTTTGTACTTATTATATGCAGGCTGGTAAGATAACCCCTTACTACTACATAATGTCTTGTACTTTAAGATATCCTCCTTCGTTTGTAAGCTATCTATAAACTTCATCAGTTCCTCATCTTTAAGAAACATTTCAGTCCTTCCTTCAAACCTCTTGTTGGCTAGTCTGCGATGAATTATCTTTTCACAAGTCTGATCAAATTCATCACCCTCAAATACCTTGATAACTCTATAGAATGGGTTATGTGTATAGTATCCTTTCATACGCTTATCAAAATTTCTCGTATGACCAATCTTAATTACATTCTTAAATACTGTTGGGTTATCAAAGCTATCACTAGCCATCATCTCTATTATGTAAAGCATGTTCTAATTAATTTTTGTCGTTATTATTATCTTCTATCTTACTTAATAGCTTAAATCCAGCTGTTCTTTTTAGACCATCAGAGATTAAAGTTTCTCTAGTCTTAAAATAACAATTAAGGTCATTAGCTTTTGCAGTTGCCTTATAGCCTATATCCTTATAAAGCTTTGCAAGTGTTGATTTTATACTAGATTTCGTATAAGACTTACCTACCTCAAATGTATTATATATTGTATTCTTTACCTTATCTAGATCAAAACTTAAGACACTTAGCTTCTTATCTATCTGTTCTATTTTATATGACAATGACTTACAGACCTCTACACCTAAAGTATCAATATATTCCTTAAATCTCTTGTTAGGAACATTATCTAAGATAGTTCTAAATCCAGGTAAGTGGGACGATTCACAAAGAAATTTGAGCTTACGCCTTCTATCCTTCTGCCTGTCATACTCCTCAAAGAACTTATTAAATACCTCGTTATCAACATCAATATCATTTAGCTTATCTAGTTCATTAAAGACTGCAAAACGATCAGCATAATCTACCTGCTGTATTTCATAGGCTCTAAGCTCAGCCACTCTAACTAGGTTATTAAATACGGGTACGAGCTTAATACTACCGTCGGGATTTTTCACAGGATTAACTGCCACAAAATTCTTCTTATAGTTCCAAGCTCTAGCATTATCTTGATAGACCTCAGATAGGTAAGCTTGATTTTCCTCAGCTACTTGATCAAAGGCCTTTAATAAACCTTCGGAACATTTTATCTTATTATCCATCTTTTTATTAAACTCCTCTTCTGGTTTCTTATTACCGCTAGTTACTGTTCTAAAGAATAATGTTGCTTCATCTTTCCATGGATTCTCCCTTAATCTCTGTCTACCAAGTATTTGAGGTAAGTCAAGGGATATATCAACAGCCAGTGTATCTATATTAGCATCACTTACTACAAAGGATTGGGCGTTGTCACTGTAAAAGTCAGCACCCAAGTAAACCGTTCTAGTACAGAAAGTAAACATCTTTCTAGGCTCATCTCTCAACGGTACCCTTCCAATATCAAACTTCTTTCCTAATCTCTTCTGTATTTTTCTAATATTATCCTGTGTATTAGCTACTAAGATATTGACTTGTTCAGGTGTTAATCCTGCACGTTTAATGATATTGGTAATGTTATTAACTGAGTTAACATAGAAAACAGCTTCCTTAGATTCTATCTTCTTAACTTTGCCGTTCTGATCCTTTACGAACCTATACTCAAACTTTCCCTCTAGATAAGACTTAATAATTGGTTTGACCTCAGTATAGACAGCTTTCAACGTCTTAACATACAACATAGGACGTTTCACTCTACTACTATCCTGTGAACTCCAGTCTAAGTCATAGTAAGGAAGATCTTTGAACTCCTCCAACATATCTAAGTACTTATCGATCATAGGTGTAGCGCTGACATAACAAACCTTCTGTACACCTTGTAAGTTGCTGACAAATTGAAGCTCTGTATCCGACTTGAACTTGCTATCAGTGAAGATACTTTGAAATTCATCTATTATCACCCTGAAGTCAACGTTGCTGTAGTTGAAATGAATTATCTCCTTGACGAGCCTGTAAGAATCATAAGTAACTAGTATCTTAATAGGCCGCTCTTCGAACAAACACTTATTAATATAGCCAGTTAATTTCTTAGTTAGCTCCTGGAAAAAATTCTTCTTCGAATTTTCAAGTTCCTGTTTTTCTTTTTCTATTTCATCCTTGGTTTTGTAAGGACTACTTTTATATTTCTCTAGCTTCACCAGGTCTTTATCAGTCCTTGGTTCTTGTTCAAACTCATTCACTACTAAGAAAACCTCGTCCTTATGCTGATCATACTTATTTTGAAGCAAGATCTTTCTAGGACTACATAGTATTACGTTCTCATTGTTAGTAATACAATACTCAGTAAATCCACACCCTGGTATTTGCTTATTCAGGATGTGAGGGAAATCATGAAGCTTGAAGCTAGGGATCTCCGAAATGTACCTATATCCTGCAGGTACCACAATTGTCTTTCTATCCATCTTTTTTATTATTTAAATTATACACTCTCTCTTCTAACTTGGGCTTTCACCCCAAGCTAAGCCCCGCACACAAGAGACTCCATACTGTCGTCCCCTGTGTTAGGGCTATATCTCACTAGTAAGTCTTTCAGATGGTATAACATGCAAAAATCAATATTTCATAGTAGATTTAGCTATCAATAAACTATATATATCTCTGCCGTGAAAAAAATATTACACTTGAAGTATTCCCGATAATATCTATATCGACATCGATTTATGACCTCCGCTGGCGCTCCGCCCATTAAATCTCCAAATTGCGATGCGCCCTTTATCGGGGTATTTTCAAGTTTACCCTCATATGAGTCCTGAGCCGTGCTCTGCCGGCGAGGCTACGAATGAGTGAATATCTTCCCCGGGTTCAATATGATCTCCCGAATGGTAATGAGGGAGGGTTCATATTGTGGCAACGGGAAGGCGGGGAAGCAAGGAGTAGTCGTAGTGGAGGGAGGATGTAATCCGAGTGTAACGGAGGCTACGAATTGGGTGCGGAGCCTAGCTTGCCCAAGAATGTCACAAAAGTGGTCTCTGTATTAACCTGCCCCTCTTGAAACGCCCTAAATCCCTTATTAGTGTAGAATCATATACTAACGCTTAAGTAGTTGGCAGTGGGTGTTAGTGATTAGATTTCACGTGAGCAATACTGTCAACTAATGATTAGGCAATTTTAGTATGTGGTTTTTGTTTTACCCTCATTAAATCTCAATAACCTTTACGTGGTATGAGGGATAACTAGCACTAAAGTTGTGAAACTAATGATTGAGCGATGCTATTAACTTATCTCATAGGTTATTAGCGGAGTACGGTGGCATGAGATTTATTATTGAATGTCATAAAACCTTAGACACATTATTTAACAATTTATTTACATGATGAATTATAATGACGAGAATTTATTAGTTATGATAGTTCAGAATATTAGTAGAGCCCAGGAATTATGGAGAAGCGAGGTATGTTGACGTCCGTATCAGTATCAATGGGATTGTTACTGTTAGGGATCTATATTGGCAGGAGGTCTGTTAAGGAGAAAGATAATAGTAAGAGGGTATTAGTCCCTGATGAAAGAAGGAAAAAGAGGGCCAAAGTTGATATAGTAGACGAAAGGAGAGTGGACGACGATACCGACAACTACTTAGGGGATCTTGTTATCTCAGGTAGGTCAATTACGGCAGGCTTAGTAGGAATTGCAAGAAGGATTATTAGGCGTGGTGTGATGAGCGTTTCCATAGGTGATAGTAAGAAGACGAGGAAGATTCTCAGTATTGGGGATTTTCTTAGTGAATTCAACAAGAAGGCTATTACAGTATACATGACAAACATACAAGCAATGAGTCGTTTGCCAAAGAATGAGAAAGAAATGTATGGTTTTTTGTCGAAGTATGGGCTAGAGATAAAATTTAAGGAGATGCTGGAGAGAAACATGAGCCAGCGTTAGAGATAGGGACTTAGTTCTTATCTTTATTTTTTTTTCTCCTCGCGCCACTTATACTCACACGCAGGGTAATATTAACCTGTAGAGAATGAATGTAGGGATGGTTTTTCGCGTGTGGATTAGTTTGGCGCAGATACCTTATATGTGATGTATAATAAAATAGAAAGAAGATGGAATTACCGAATTTGTTGGACTTTTACCTAACTGTGAAACCAATTCAGCCTAACTATGGTCTCTATCACGAGAAACTGATAGGGGCATTAATTAGAAAGGGTTATTGTTTTGGTGCTGCTATTAAGGGTCTTGCTAGTAGGTCAGTTAGATTAAGGTATGATCACATCGTTAAGCTACATGACCCAAACTATAAAGTAGTACGTATTAAGAATGGTGGGTTTACATTATCCTTAGTAGACTGTGATGAGGTTACTAATTACTACCCAACAGATGAAAGAGGTTATAATTCAGCTAGGATGTTAGTTAGTGTATCAAGTCCTGAATTATTAGAGAAAACAGGAGGTAGATCAGTCTGTTTGTTTATGTTTGCTAGTGAATTAATGGGAATTATCGTAGCTAGTGGGGGTATGACAGGCCTAACAATTCCTGGTGAGTTTTACATTAGACCCCTTGCTACTAATTATTTTATAGCTACTACTGGATTTCACAGGGTTGGTTTTAGTAATAGAGATAAGATTGGAAATAGTGTTAGGTTGTCAGAATATAGAGAGGGCAGTACAACATCTAAGCTAGTACCTGGCAAGTTATACCTGTACAAGAATAATACGAATGCTATTATATATCTTGGAAAAATAAGTAAGGTAGTACGTAATAGTTATTCTTGCCTATCTAGTGTTGCTGGTCTTTATAGGGTAGAGGAGAGCTTATCTAAACTACCTAGGATCAAATTGGAGAATGATGTAGACCTGTTCATTGATGTTGATTATGAATCTTGTGTACCTCTCTTAGATTCTCCCACAAAACCTACCTTACTTGAGTTTATATCAGACATGGTGGAGAAGAGCCAGACATGTGATCGTTTCTTTTGTGGTAGGAATGATAGGAAAACAAAACTTAGACTTATTGAAACAGATACAGTAATTGACTTACCTCGTGATTTTAGCCCGTCCGGTTTCTTTGGGTCAATTGCTAGCGACTTATATAATAAGACAGGGATTGATGTATTTATGGCATTATATCCAGACCTACTAAAAAAGGAGAATCTTGATAAGTTCTTGGGTATCCTAGAGTTTGAAGTAAAAAAGTCTGTAAATCTCAACTATACTCCTATTAAGAAAGGGGAGACGGATGCAGCTAAATTACTGGGCTGTTATTATTTTGATGATAGGACAACTGTATTCACTCACCCTGAACTCTTGGGGATGTCTGAGGATGAACTTATCAAGAGAGTAACTGAGATGTTAGAGAAAATCAAGTAAAATCCTTATAAGTAGAAGATATAAACAAATAAATATTATAAAATTATGGCGTATCATGAGTATACAATGATTATTCAAGTAGCCGGAGAAGATGGTGAAAATTGTGTATCAATATCAAAAGTGAGTGATGCGGATATGGAAGTAATGTATCCGATTTTAGAGGAAATTAAGAGAAACAAGGGTTATTTCACAAGAGGTAGTTACGTAAAGCCTGGAAAACCGTCTGGGAGAGATCTTTATAGGAGTTTTGCAGGGTGGGATGTACTTAGTTCTCACCTACCAGACCCACCTAGCGGATTTTTTGCAGTCTTAGAGGTTAAATTATTTCGAGACAATCCTTGGGAGATGATTTTAGTCGATTAAGATGTCCTAGAATCCTTATATATGTAATGAAAGTTATCTCAAGAAAATCAAATTCTTGGGATAATTTATTTTTAAACAATTAAAATTATACGATTATGAAGTTTAGAGAAATTCGTGAAGTAAGAGAAGTTCATCACAACGACAATAACAATAGTGGTGAGAGGAATGATATTGAAAGTTGGGAGAAGCTGATGGAAGAGTTCAGCCCCGATAAGTTTAAGTAGAATATTATTAGTTGGTTTAGGTAGGTAAAATCTGAGCCAACTAATATTTTTTCGCCCATGAAAGCAGGTAGATTCCTTATAAGTGTAATAATAATTTTAAATAATAGTATTATGGTAAACAAAGAGAAGGATACTGTATTTTTCAAAGCAGATCATGTAATTGAAGTAAGGTCTGAAAAGGCCAAGGCAGAGTATGATGATATACTGCCAGAGTTGTATTATCAGTAAACTAAATCTTAGCTGGTTATGTTATTTAGCCAGCTTTGTTTTACAAACTATTAATTATTATGGAGATCAAAAAAATTATAGACGAGTATAGTAAGTTAAGCAGTAGTGAGTTATTAGAAGTGTTAAAGCAGAGAACAGATCTAACTCCTACTCAGAAAAATATTATCTATGTCTACTTACACCCAACTAACCTAGGAGATATGGAGTTAGTTAGTAAGTTTCAGACATACAGGAATAATAAGGATGGAAATATCACAGGTAAACTTGAACCTGTAGATAATGAGATTATTATGCTGTTAAACGCTTATAGATGTAGACAGTATAATAAATATATTCGTCACCTACTTCATAGTTTTGTCAAGAAGGATAATAGTATTGTCCCTATTGATGGTAATGAGGTAGAGTCTTGCGGCATTTGTGGGAAGCCTGTTTATCAATATGGTAAGTGGCAAGAGAAGTGCTGTGAGTTAGGAAAGGATGAAGTAGTCAGGAAGGAACATTTATCTCTTGGTGGTGATGGTACTGATATAGTAGTTTGCCTTGATTGTCTTATACAGTTAGGTAAGCTTCATGACCTCCTACAAGAAATAGAGGGTCCTGATTACTTAGATAATTGGAAGAAATGATTTTCACTTTTTTCATAATTTTATAAATTTAAATTGTTAATATCCAGGGGAGTCCGTTGTAGTGATTATAATGGCTCTCCGACTTTTTTATTTTTTATGGCAAAGAAGAAAGAAATAGATTATCGTGAGACTTTTATGTTTCCAGATATAGTAGGCCAATCATTTCCGGTCTACTGTCTATCAGAGAGTGGTAGACTTTGTAATTTTAAGAACATTGTATACCCTAGTCCTTCATCGTGCAAGAGGTTTACTAGGAATAAGCAGCTTAGGAAGAGATCAATGCAGGCTAAGATATTTGATGCACTTATTAATGTTGGTTATTGGGAGCCTCTTACTGTATTTAGAGAGTTTCCAGTGGTTATACAGAATTCACACCGTCTACCAAATCAGAAAAGAATGTACTACTTGATGGATTATTATTTTCCAGAGCTTAGACTTGCGGTAGAGCTGGATAGTGAGTATCATGATGAGCAGGGTACTAATGACACTGATGCAATTAGAGACGAATACCTTTATAAGACACATGGTATTAGTGTATTTAGGATGAGAAATTTTGAGAAACCACAGATACAGAAGACAAAGTTTCATGACCTGACTAAGATGATACGTAGAATAGAGCCGGTAAAGAACTATGCACCGCTTGTTTTTAATACTGACCTCTTACAGCACTTAAATAGTAAAAGCTGTAATTAGGCTGGCTTAGAAATCTTATATATGTAGTGAAAATTAAAAATAAATTATATATAAAGTTATGATTAAAATATCATCAAGTGTAGATCAAGGTGGACAGAGAATGGTAGTAACAGTGAACACGAACCTGATTGATAGATACTATCCTCACTTGTGTGGAATGTTGAAAGTATCTAAGACTTGTCCAAGAGGTATACAGGTTGAGAAAGCGGCCAAGGATACAGCAATCATTACGTTTCCTATCCCAAAGAGTAATATGGGACCTATTAGGAATACGCCCGATGGAAATTCAGTCGTTGGTATTGATGCTAGTTTCTTAGAGCCACTCCTGAAAGAGCTTAATCGTTTTGCCAGCCTATCTGTTAGGAATATGTCAAAGCATGTTGAGTTCTTACCAATCAATGACTTAAGTGGTGGTTACAGTGAGGAAGAGAGACGAAGTGATGTAGTAACTGCCATCAAGAACAAGAGAGATTTTTTACTGCTTGATTCCTATAAGACATATAAAGAGGAAGTAGAAGCAGGTAGGTATCAGTTTAAGCAGGTCCTAGTTAAGTATGGGACTTCTGACTATGCTGATATTTCAATTTGGATAGAGAAAAATAACTTAGAACCGCTCAAGAAGTACTTCAAAGATAATGCGAAGGTAGTTGATTGGTTTTAATATAAGCTAGAGAAGAGAACAAATGAAAGAGTACAAATTAGTTGTGCTTTAGTAGTTAGGTTCTCTTTTTGTTTTTAACCTTTAATAGACAAAATAACAGATGGAACAACTTAGTCCAACAGTAATGATGATTTCAGGGTCAGAGCCTATTCCAGAGGGTACAGAGGATTACGTAAAGATCGCTCTCATGGGTCCTACTGATCTTAACCCAGCTAATGATTCATGGCAGAGTAAATTTGCCCAGGGTGTAGCGGCTATTACTAGTACAGAACCTGGTAAAGGTATTGTTCAGTTCAGGGGTACAAAGATTCTCCTCCTCAACTGTCAATCTAGTCAACCACAGAACCCTCAGATGACCTTTGATAATCCTGAGTTCGTTAATAAGCTTAGTGCAGACCTAGATTATTCAGGTGTAGCGGACGGTATTTTCTTCAATTTTCTTAAGAAGAGCACCGGTATTATTGCGCCTGTTGAATTCTCGCTCATTGCACAATCAGGTAAGGTAGTGACGAGGTGTAGTAATGAGTATGTGAATTATGGACTTATCAGAACATTATGCGAGAGATATAAGGCGCCTCTCTTACCCGGTGCGACTACTAGTGTCTTACTCGTCTTACAAACAATGTGGTCCTATATTCCAAAGTTTCAAGAGATTCAAAAATTTAAACTCCCAGAATAATGAGATCTTTTGTAGTATTGAAAGGACTTGTGAAGGAGGATAAAAGGAATTGGGTATTGAAAGAGGGATTATCTAGTTTTTTCTTAGACATAGATAACTTAAGATCATTATATTTTAAGCCTGACTATAAGGGTGACAGGGACTACTTAGTTAATTCTTTCGATGAGCTGGTTTATAGTAGGTTCATTGAGGTAGTATGTACAAAAGCTAGCACTGGTACTTTGATAGTAGTGGACATGGAAAATGAATCTACTGCTATCTTAGAACAGTTAGCTAGGATTTTTGGATATACTGTTTTTTATAAGGTGTTTCCAATCCCCCAAGACTATGTAACTAAGAACAGGAAGTATAGTGATCTTAGGTATATTCCCCATAGTAGAGTAGACCTGAAGAAAGAGGTAGGTAATTTCTTGTCACAATCACTGGAGAATAAGAACTTAATTACTACCTATAAGAACCTAGAGAAGTATTGGTCTAAGCGTGATGAGACAATAAAGCTAGAGGTAACTGATAAGGTCCTACATGTATCTGACTTACATTCTCACTACAATGCAATGAGTTCGGGAATACCACCTACATCAGATTATAGCTTAACAGTATTTCATGGGGATTACATTGATGGTCCTGTAGTTGGTGGTAGTAGGAAGGTAATGGAAAGTATCTTACTATGTGATAAAGAGAGTGTTAGATACTTAGAAGGTAACCATGAATTGAGACTTAGAAAATACCTAGGTTGGAAAGTACTAAAAGCAGCAGACCGTAAGATAGCAGCTTCTTGTATTTATAATTCTATCCCTGATCAATTCTTAAAGACAACTGCTAAGGAATTTGAGACCTTAAGTAGTGTTGAGGCCTGGGCTTGGATTGATGAGATGAATAGAAAGCTTAAGGAGTATGTCATCTATAAGAGGGGAAAGAATACCTACATATGTACACACTGTGGCATTAGATGGATCGAGCAATTAAGTCCAAAATTTGTAGGTAACCTGATTAATTCTAACAAAAACATTGAGCGTGTGGATGAGGCTTTTACTAAGAATTATGTAAGAGATAAGTTTTATTCTATCCATGCACACTGCTATTATCCAAGTGGTTTTAATCCCACTAAGTACAGTAATGTTGTTAACCTAGACCCTGAAGATGAGAATAAGGTTAACTATTACGTGAGTGAACATAAGAAGAATAATAAAATAGTATGCCTAAGAGAAGAATCAAGATAACAACTACGTCAGATAAAGTTGGTGAGGTAGTTGAGAGGTTATCAGGTAGTAGTGTCGAGGTAAGTGTGGTAGTAGATATGCCAGAAACTAAGGAGAATTTTGAGTTTCTAAGTAAGTCAGATTCTATTACTTCATGGGACTTTGAAGAGGTCATGAAAGAACCTTGTAGTAATTGTGAGTGTAGTAGTAAGAAAGAACTAGTAAAGACATCTATTAACTGTATCTTAAAGGAAGCAGGGATTGATACGATTACAGTTAAGCCAGATGAAGTATTGAAGCTGATTGAGTGTGTATGGGAGCTTAAGAAACATTACCCATCACTACACTATACAGAATCTAATATTGCTAGGGCGCTTAATTCTTACTATAACGATGACCTAGGTGGAAGTGACGCAACAGGATACCTAATTACAAAGAGAGTACTTACAGATTTCATAGGGGGTTATAATTCTGCCTACCTTGATAAAAGTAAGATTTACCCTGAACTCATAGATAGACTCGGTGAGGTATGGGATAATCTTGGCAAGTTTGATACATTGTCTGGACTTGTATATATGATTTATGATATTAACATTCTTGGATCAGCCCAGGGTGCACGATAAGGGTAATTAATCAAAGCCCGCACTCCGCCTAGTAGTACATTAATTTGTATTGCTAGGCTTTCTTTTCCTTATTAGTGAAGTAAAATAATAAATTAGTATGCATTTTTCAGTATTAGTAGTAGGAAAAGACAAAGATGATGTTATTAAGCAACTCGAATATTACAGTGAAGATCGAGAAGTAGAGTCTTACCTAAATGTCCCTTTTGATGATGTAGTGGATGATGTACTAGATAGGTATGAGTCAGAGTACAAAGGCCTCATAGAAAAAACAAAAAGTGATCCTAACTATGTTCCCCCTGTATATAAGAAGGGAGATCTAGATCGTTTCCTTAAGGTAGATTTTACAGCCCCTGAAGAAGAAGTTAGAGAAAAGCTGTATGAACTATTTGCAAAGGACTGGGGAAATGATGTACGTGAAGATGGAGTCTATAGCAGTTATAATCCAGAGGGTCAGTGGGATTGGTATCAGCTTGGTGGAAGATTTACTGGTAACTTATTACTATCAGACTTTGCTGTACCAATCAAAGGCTACGCTTATCCAGCCAATTATAATGTAGTAGAAAAGATGTACGAAATGAATAGCAGAAATAGGGCTGACTTTGCAAGACTAGATGATGTAGTAAATATTAGGGAACTACTAAGTAATGGTATTTCTAGCCTACTTAGTCCTAGTACTGGTTGGGTAGACTTGGATGGTAAGAGTGAAGATGATCTAGACTTCTACTATAAGAAGATACTAGACAATAAAGGTAGTGATGATGTTGTGGCAATTATTGACTGTCACTCGTAATATATAATAAGGTAGAATTATGAAAGTAGTAACAATAGTAAGAGGTGAAAGTGAGAATTTTGAAGGAACCATAAAGGTATACATAAGGCTTCCAAGATTTTTTATACCAGAGAAGATGGCAGATGTCCTGTTTAATAATTACAGTAAGGACAAGTTTCCAATTAAAGTGATGAAGCTTATACTAGACCCTGAGGGACTCTTTAATAAATACAGAGGACTTCCATTGGATACAGAGATAGATCATTACTTGGAGATTTATGATAACAGGTATAATGGGTTAGAGAAAGTACTCACACCTAAGATGATTCGTAGTATAATACTTAATGAAGTCACTGATGAAGCAATATCTAACCCAACACAGTATTATTCCATCGTTGATCCTTTTTACTTGGTTGGTCTTAGGTGTGATGAACATGCCAAAGTTAGTACATTCGACCCGGACATAACAATAGATGATTTCTTAAGAAGTACGGACAATCATCTCGGAAGTAAGAGAATTCTGAAGGAAATTATGAAAATATCTGCTCAAAATGAACAAAAAAGTGAGTAGGTCCGCTTAATTCCTTTATAAGTGGGTAGGAAGTTTCTTACTCATGATATAGATTTTTTAATATAAATTTCAAACAAAAAGAATGAAAGCTTACAATTTTAACATCTTAGTTGAGAAAGTAAAGAAGGTTGTTGCTGAGCAGAAAATTGGCAACTTCGTAATTACAAGTGAAAAAGATGACGATTATGACACATGTGAAGTCATCAGTGTTGGTGGTAAGGTAGTTGGTATTGCAGAGGGTGATATGCTACTGATCAGGCCAAATGCAGGTCATAATGTGAAAATTGGTGATTCAGAGTACACAGTTATTATTGACTCTGATGTATTAGTAATTCTTTAATCAATTAACAAAAGAAAATAGAAATGGAAGACAAAGTAGTAAAGACAGGACACGACACACAGGCAAAGATTATTGAGGGTGTTAGTAAGGCAGTTAGTGCAATTAAATCAACTCTCGGCCCTAGTGGTAAGTGTGTTGCTATTAACATGAATGGTTTTACAACTGAAATTACTCGTGATGGTGCAACTGTCGCAAAGAATATTCAGTTTAAGGACCAGGAGATGAATATGGGTGCAGAGCTAGTAAAGAAAGCTGCATCTGCCACTGAGGAGGTAGCAGGTGATAGCACTAGTACTACATCTATCTTAATTGAAGAGTTCTGTAAGCGTGGACAGAGAGCGATCAATAGTGGTGCAAATGTCAACGAGGTGAAGCTTGGTATGTTGAAGGCTCGTGCAAAGGTTGAGCAGTATATCAAGGAAAATGCTATCTTGGTTGACGGTGATATGGAGAAGATCCGTAAGGTAGCCACAATCTCTGCAAATAATGATCCAGAGGTAGGTGACTTGGTAGTTAAGGGTCTTAGTGAGGTAGGACTTAATGGACTAGTTACGGCTGATCTTGCTAGTGGTCTTGATACAGTAATTGAGACAACAGCTGGTATGAAGATTGAGCGTGGTTGGTCTAGTCCTAACTTCGTAACAAACCCTGAAGATGGTACATGTGTGATGGAGAATCCTTATGTACTTGTTGCGAGTGAACATATTGGAAGCATTAAGCAGATGGTAGATTTAATTCAGGACTATGATCAGAACAGTCAGGGTCGTCCACTTCTCATGATCGTTGATGAGATTGACGATAATGCAAATATGATGCTTGCAATCAATGTAATGCGTGGTGCTATTCGCTGTTGTGTAGTTAAGGGTATCGATTTTGGTGACTCAAGACGAAACATTATGGAAGATGTATCAGTAGCCGTTGGTGGTATTCATATTTGCCCAGAGAATAATATTACAATGACCCAGGCTAATATTTCAGTACTCGGTCAGGCTAAGAAAGTAGTAGTGACAAAGGATTCATGTGTTATCTATGAAGGTATGGGTGATCCTGAGGAAGTTAAGAACAGGGCTGAAATCTTAAAGGCTAGACTTGCAGACCCTAAGACATCAGACTACGAAAAGACAAAGTTTGAGAAGAGACTTGCTAACTTGACTGGTGGTATTGCTATTATCAAGGCAGGTGGTGCAAGTGAGGCTGAGAAGGCAAATAGAAAGGCAACAATTGAGGATAGTATTTTGGCGGCTAAGAGTGCAATCGAAGAAGGTTGTGTTCCTGGTGGTGGTTATACATTCTTGAGAGCTGCTATGTCTCTGACCAAGGATAAGAAGTTCTGGAAGGAGCTTACCGAGGATGAGGCAGAGGGTGCTAAGATTGTTGTTAACTCACTTCCTATCATTATGCACACTATCGCAGAAAATAGCGGTGTTAGTGGTGATGTGATAGTTAAGGAGGCTAAGTCATTGAAGCCTGGTTTTGGATATAATGCTAAGACAGGTAAGGTAGTTGACTTAGTAGAGGACGGCATCTTAGATTCAGCAAAGTCTCTCCGTGTATCATTAGAGAATAGTATTTCAGCTGCTAGTATGATATTGCTGGTTGACTGTACTATTACTGATGACTTGAGCGGTAAGGATGGAGCTGAGCCTGCAACTAAGGGTATGATGATGTAGTAGAAGTTGCAAATTGTTCATATATAAAGGGTACTGTGCTGAATTTTTTAGTACGGTGCCCGATTTTTAAGCCAACATGGACAAAACCGCATGAGAAAGCTCCTAAATTCCTAAAAAATGAGATAAAAATAAAAATAAAATCAATGGAAGGTATAGACGAAAACGATAATTACGGAAATCTAAACCTAAGTGACTTTGGAAAATTGGTAAAGAGTAGTGACTTAGAAGAAGATGATGGTGAGGATTACAAATGGAAGACTCTCCTGACACTAACTATGATGCCAAAACCTTTCGGGATGACTTGGAAGAGAGAAAAGATGATAGAATTCTTGAAGAGCAGGGGATATAGTATCGTAAAGAGATTTGACCTTGATACTGATGAAGAGTTCGAAGTTGCTGTTAAGTCTGGTTCTGAATATGTGCCGGATACGAGGAACATAGTAGAAGCTTTTTCAGAGGAGATGCAGAATTTTATTATTGAGTGGTCAGCAAGTTTTAACAAAGATAAGAAAGGATGAATATAAAGGACTCTGTACTAGCAAAATGGTCTATCTTAATTAATGCGTGTAAGTCATATTACATTGATTCACAGCCGACAGGTATTAGTGACTCTGATTATGATGAGATGGAACAGAGAGCAATTAACGAAGATGGTTTTTTCGTGAGGGATTATGTATTTGACACGTACTTGAAAGGTGTAAAAACAAAGAACTCGTACATTGAGAAGATCAAAAAGTTTAAAGCTCCTAAATCAATGTTAGATGCAATAAGGAAGTCAATAGTAGAGTTAGGTACAGATAAGATATACCTAGACTTGAAGTATGACGGTTCTAGTATTGCAGTCTACATAGATCCTACTAACGGAGTCCCAAAGAGAGTAGTAACAGTTGGAAATGCGAATATTAATGATTGGGGTGTAGATCAGACAGCTAAGTTGTTTAATTTTCTACCTCAACGATTTCCAAGAGGTATTGTTGCTATTCAGTGTGAAGCTCTTATTGATATTGAAAGATTAGATAAGAGTATTGATCCAGAAAAAGCAAGACAGAAAGCAAATGGTCTTATTAATTCTAAGTACTGTGATCAAGAAGTGTCAGAACTACTAACCTTAAGAGCATATAGGTATTATACTGATGACTCTGAGGAAGGTAAGAAAGTAAGGGAATCCGATTATAGAGATGTCTTACAGAGTTTCGATACGGTTAGGTCACAGCAAGATAACCACATTCTATTTAGTCCTGCACAAGTTTGGACATTACCTGAATTAGAGGGGATGCCAGGTTTTTGTGAGAGCGATAGAACAGTTACTGATACTGGTACTTTCTTAAATGATGGATGGGTGCTTTATAATGAGCATGGTGTTTGTCAGAGAGCTATCAAGTATGCAGGGGCTGGTAGTGGGACTGAGGCAATAAAGACCAGAGTAAGAAGTATTATTTGGAATGATCAGACTTGCAAAGGAAAAGATAGTTGGAGTGCTAATGTAGAAGTAGAGCCAGTACAAGTTAAAGGCTGTACAATCAAGAAACCAAGTGCAGGAAGTGTTAGTAAGTTAATAAAGAACAACATAACACCAGGCGCAGAAGTTGGTATTATCTTAGCAAACAGTACTATCCCTATGGTTGGTAATGTATTTAAGCCAGGAAACGGTGATTATATGTGGCCTTCTTGTAAGTGTGGTTATAAGTTAAGCTCTAAAGATATCTATGGTAGCCTATTGAAGTGTGGAAATCAATTGTGTAGTGAAAGATTGGGAAGAATGAAAAAAGTTCTAAACAATACAAACTCACCAAAGGATCTTGACCTGAATAAGTTGTTAGTAATTGACAGGTTTAGATGGGAAAATACACAAGTTTCAATAGATAGACTAGTAGAATTAGCAGCAAGTAATGATAGCAGTGGTTATTATAATTACCTGCGTGGATTCTTGAAAACAGAGCTCCAGATAAGAAACTTAGATCTTGTTTGGATGGCAAGTTTCAAAGCAATACAAGAACATGTTAGAGGAAAGTAGTAGTAACAGTTTTATCAAGACGATTAACGATACAGACTACACACAAACAGTTCAATATGTTTATCTTAAATTGATAGACAAGTATAGGAATATTGCAAGGATCTCAGATATATTTACACTTCTTAGAGAGTCGTTTGATATTGATGAGTGGATTGCATTAGACCCAAACCTCCTACAAAATGGAAACTTAGAATCTTACTTAATCGACGAACAGATTGAGTGGATGAATAATAGGCCAGTTGATTTTGATGATATCTACAAGGCACTATTAAAAGCGGGTGATTTTGTAGGGAGTGAAAAAAAGAAGTTTGAGCAAGGAAATGTAAGAGAGCGACTTTGGGCTATCTTCCTTGTGATTACTAAGCCAGAGTTAAATTTAAAATATAATTCTTAATTATAAAAAGATGATAGAAGTTAATTTGTATGCAATTCCTGCTAAGGATGCAGGAGCAACAGTAGGTCGTTGTATTGACCGTACACGTTATGACATGGACATTATGAAGGTTAGTGTAATGGAATTCGTAAAGGGTTTCTTGAAGACTAATATTCCTAATTTCGATGCATCAGTGAACAATCCTGACATTATTAGCTTGATCAATAGTGACATTACGCTCACTACGAAGGATTTTGCTTGTATTAACTATTACCTCATTAAGTCAGGTTATATGGTTACTATTCAGAATGTGACCGAAGATGAGGAAAATCCATTGTCTATTCCAGCTGAGATGATTGAGTGGAATATCATGGATTACAACTTTATGCAAAATGGATACCCAACAACTACTAAGATTGTACAGTCTGGTGGTACTGATGTAGTATCTGTGCTTGAGAATATCGCTAATAATACTGGCTTATTCAGTGAGGATAAGTTTGGTGGTATTAAGAACCCACTTAAGGAGTTAGTAGATACAATCAAGAAGGTCAAGGAGGTTAAGGGAAGTATTGAACCAGGCCCAGTTACAAAGGCTTATGAGGTACTTGATAACCTTGGCATTAAAGTATTCTGCGCAGTTAGTGAAGATTAATAGAAGATAGGTATGACAACATTACAGGATGACTTAATTGAAATCTATAATAACTTAATAGTTTTCAATAAAGATACACTTGTAAATAGTAATCCACTACCTATTACTGTTAAATTTGAGAAGGAGTCCAATTCCCTATTATTTGAACAACTTGGTAATTCAGTTAGGATTGGACTTCCTGTTTATTACTCGCTAGGTCTTGACAGTATTAAGCTAACATACCTACTACCGAAAGATTATGACTATCTTATGTATAACTTGAGTAGTCTTATATCTAGTGGTAGGTTACTAGATGATCGTATATGTCTTAGCCCTGAAAATTATGGCTTTGATGTGTATGGTGTTAACTTAAAAGAATTCTGGAAAGGCCCTGAGATACTAGGCACTGTTAGATTTGTGTCTAGTAATTCTTGGTTATTTAGGTTCATAACAAAAAGAAAATATAAGCTATGATTCAAGTAGTTGTAGAGAATGTATCTATTACTGGTATTAAACTTCCCGAGTACAAACATCCTGGTGATAGTGGAATGGATGTTAGAGCTGATATTGAAGAGCCTGTAACATTGAAACCATTAGAGCGCAGGTTGATAAGTACTGGATTGAAGTTTAAAGTACCAGAGAACATAGAAATTCAAGTTAGACCTAGAAGCGGCCTTGCATTGAAGAAAGGAGTAACAGTACTAAACACACCAGGCACAGTAGATGAGTCATATGAGGGTGTAGTAGGTGTTATCCTGATTAACTTAAGTGCAGAGGAAGTAGTAATAAACCCAGGTGATAGAATAGCACAGTTGGTTTTTGCAAGAGTAGAAAAAGCAGAGTTAAACTTAGTTGCCAAGATCTCGGGAAGTACAGAAAGAGGTAGTGGTGGCTTTGGTAGCTCAGGTATTAATTAAAAAAATAAAAAGTTATGGAATCAAATGAGAAATTAACAATGGGAGATGTTGAAAGAAAAAGTCAATTAATAGTAGGTTGGAGAAATGCAGATGATGTAGCGGCTAGTGTATGGAGCAGTATTCATAGTAAACTGGTTGATGGTACTCTTGTGTTTGCCTATAAAGCCACCAACGATAAGACTGACTTAGTTCAGTTAGTAGTAGTTAGAAATCTTAAGAGGGATCCATTTGGTAACCCTACTAGTTTGGATAATAGCTATGCAGTTGGTATGGTAACAAAGGGATTCACCATGCTCCTTCCTAATGTACCTCTTACTTATGTTGAAAATGATGTGATTAACGACATGAAGAAGTATAAGGTAGAGAAAGACTTGATTGATCTTTATAAGCAGGTTATTAAAAATTTTGAAGAGAAGTATGGCAGTAAGTAAGCAAAAAAGACCTAGAGTATTAGCAATCGATCTTGGTTATTCATCAGTTAAGATTTCCTTTATTGATGATAATGGGAGCTTGGTAAATTATAAGATGATATCAGCAATTTCCGAACTCCCCGAGGCACCACTTGAGATTGATAATGATACAGTATTTAAGCTGAATGAAAAGTGGTATGTAATTGGACCTAACTCACTTAAGCTTGATAGAAATTATCGACTTAAGCTGGAGACATACGAGCAGATGAAGGCAATCTATCCAGTTGTGATTAGTTACTTCCTCAGCAAGTATTCAGATATTAAGTGGGACAAGGTAGCAATTGGACTATCTATGGCATTTAGTGATAAGGCAGATGATCTATTAAAGTATCTGTATGAGTCACTCTTGATTAGTCCTGATACCAATTTCTTTGTATGCTTGCCACAGGGTCTTGCATGTAAAGCGGCTTTTGCTAAGTACGGTCAGAATGTAAAAGATAGCAATATTCATACAACAGATAACAAGCTAGATTCATATGTAATCTGCGATGGTGGTTATCTAAGTATTGATATTTGCGCAGTGATTGACCAAAAATCTGCAGCTGGTGCAACTATTGGAATTCCTGATACGGGTGTTATCTGTATTTCTAGAGACATCGCAGAGTATATCTATAAGACGTACGAATATAGAATTTCAACAAAGGAAGCACAGACGGTAGTGGATTCTGGTATATTAACGAGGAGGGGAAAGGTAATTGACTTATCAGATGTAGTAGATAAGTACACTAGAATTTACCTTGCTAATGTACTTAACCTATTAGAGGAAAAGTACTCATCACAGTTAGACGCAAGTAATGGACTTCTGATTGTAGGTGGACTATCTCACTTCTTCGCTAAGTACTTGAATGATGAGCAGTTTATTAAGGAGGTAGAAAAACACTTCCCAGTTAGCTTTATCCACGTACCAACAGATTACGGTGAGTACTATAATTCAATCAGCTATATGTTAATTGCAGAAAAGCTGATGGGTTATGTAGAACAATAAAAAAGAGATAGAGGGATTATGAATTAATATAATCTCTCTATTTTATTTTAATATTTAATATGACAAGTAAGACAATTAAGGGTCAGGCATGGATTATGGGAAATAAACTATTGCAGGACCAGACGTTAATCTTATCTAATGGAGAAACAAGCAATAATACAGTAGCACTAGTAGAGGATATCTGGAAGGACTTAACCAGCGATAGTGGAACATATAAGTATAATGGCAAATCTTATTTCTACTGGACTTATAAGATGACGTCAATGGAAGATGACAACACAGAGGTAGAAGTAATGATTGAGTGCCCTAGACCTAAAGATGGTTTGTGGGGTGATGGTCCGTTTGATCAAGAACTAGCTACTGCAAAAGGTGATTGGGCTAAATACTGGTTGAAGAAATTTAAAACTGCTTATGACAATGCAGTAAATTCTCAGACAATTCAACCAAAAGAAATCCTATTTCCAGGAACTCAATACGTAACACCAACAGGAGACTTAAAAGAGGTAGAGGAGAAAAGAATACAAAGAGATGACTTAGGAGATATTGAGAACCTCCTTAGTGCTTTTTAAAATAACCCTAACTATGCTGAAAATCTATATAGGAAGACAGAGAATTAACTAAGGTGTAGTTAGGGTTACAGATTTGAAAAAAAAAAATAGTAGAACAATTAAGTCTACTATTAATTTTTTTTGCTTATTTCCGGTTCAATTCCCTCTCAATATAATCTTTAGCGAGAGGACCAACAGTACAGTATTTTTCTAAGTCTTTGAAGTTTTCATCTAGCTCTTTTTGTGATGCTGTACTCAAGAACTTTAAAAGACTATCAACTGCCTTACTCATACTCGAAATTCTTTAACTGTCTTATTATGGTCTTTCCCACTCTCTTCTTTTAGTTCAAGAAGTGACTGATTTGCTAGTCTAATAGAATTGATTATCTTATTCATCGTTTCCATTGCCTCTTCCTGATTCTTATAGGTCTGTTTGATATAATAACAGTCTGTCCTATTAGATCCAGGAAACTTTACGATAAACTCACCTGACACTCTTTCACATAGATTGTAAAGTGGTGACCAAATACCAAATACGTTCTTTCCGTATAGAGTAAATAGCCCACTTACTTCATTCTTAACAACCTTAAACCTTTTCATATCAGGCATTGTTGTTAGCTGTACGATGAAATATAATGATGCTAATACTCCTACTATAATAAGAAATATTTTCATACTTTTATCTTCTTTATTGTTTTTAGTTTATTACTTCTCTTAACCTTACCCTTCTTGATGATTTCTACAATATCATTCACAGCTTCTTCTGCTAGACTCTCTTTCCAATAAGAATTACAAATAAAGACACTATCTTCGTAATCTCTCAGGAATAGGTAACCCATATCACACATGTTAGGAAGTAGTCTCCAGAAGCCTAATTTATTCTTAGCCATCACTACAAAAGCACCGTCTAATCTTCTACAAACTCTGAAGTCCTTTAGGTTAGGTGTTTTGTATAGATGATTAATGAAGGCCGGTATACCAATGAATACTACTAGAAATATACAGACTACTATTAGATCAGCTAGTAATCCAATTAACATATCCCCTACTGTCATCATCATACTCTGAAGTCTTTTATTATTCTTTTATCATCACCTTTCTTACGTCGGTTCGATTCACGCAGTTTTTCTAGCAGGTCTTCTAGTACATTAACTGCTGACGTCTGATCCGCATAATACTCTTCTATTCTAACCTCATCAACTCGTGTAGTACCTTGTTTAATCAGGTACACACTTATATCATTCCTATCTTTCTTCAGTACGTCGAATAGTGGGACCCACCTGCCTATATAGGTCTTACAGTATATTGAAAACTTATTATCAATCGTCTCTACTACTCTAAAATCTTTACCATTCATATCTAGTGCTGCTGTAATTGTACCAACTATAAGTACAATGAAAAGTGCAGCTACTATTAATGAACAGATTAAATAAAATGCTGTCATCTTCTATATGTTTTTATATTTATTTCCTTATGCATCTTGACTTTTCCACAATTCTTCTATTATATTATCAACTTTCTCAATCCTTGCCTTGTAGATTCTTTCATTGACTTCATCTACAATCAATTCTCTATCTAGTCTAGAGAACTCTTCGCCAATATTACTAAGGATCTCGCTAAAACTATCGCTATCTAGTAGGTTTATTAACAGGACTTTATTACCTTGCTTTACCTTATCCGCAGAGTTTATAAAGAACTTTCGTACATCTTCCCTACTCATCATAGGTCTGAGGTACTTTATTGCTTCTTTAATAGTATCTACCGTATTATCCTCCTCAGTGGATACCCTTTGATAGATGCCGAA